TGAATTTGAAGATGACGTGTCTGTATCAGGTGCCTTGGATGTAGCTGGTAATGCTTCTATTGGTGGAACACTCATGGCAACAGGTGCAGCCACATTTGATAATAATGTATCAGTCAGTGGTGGTCTTGTTGTAGGAGGTACAGTAACAATAGTAGGAGCCAATGTACAAGCTGCCAATGCAAAGGTTTGTGCATCTGCTTACTACGGTGATGGTTCCAATATAACTAATATTAGTGGACCTCAAATATCAGGTGATGTATCTGTTAGTAATATAAAAGCTGCTGGTAATGTATCTGTAGCTGGTAATTTAAATGTTGATGGTACTGTTACTATAGGAGGAGCTATTCTACAGGCTACAAATGCAAAAGTATGTGCTTCTGCATTTTACGGTGATGGTTCAAATTTAACAGGTATTACTGCCTCTATTACTGGTGGTAAGGTTGCAGGTGATTTTGCTGTATCTGCTAATCTATCAGTAGGTGGTACAAGTAATATTACTGGTAAAGCAGAGTTTGAAGATGATGTCTCAGTATCAGGTAATTTAACAGTAGGGGGAACTACAACTATTGTAGGTGCTACACACTTACAAAGTACTGCTTCAGTAGGAGGTGCAGCTACGTTTGCTTCTACTGTAACAGTGGTAGGTGCAGCAGCTTTGAAGAGCAATGTAACAGTAGGTGGTACATTAGATGTTACAGGTAATACGTCTATAGGTGGTACAAGTAATATTACTGGTAAAGCAGAGTTTGAAGATGATGTATCAGTCTCTGGTGCATTAGTTGTAGGTGGAGCTACACAACTTAACTCTACAGTAACAATAGCTGGTTCAGCAATCTTTGAAGATAGTGTATCTGTAAGTGGTAATTTAGATGTAGCTGGTAATGTATCAATAGGTGGTACGTTCTTTGCTGGAGGTGGTATTACCTACGATGGTGATGTATCTGTATCAGGTGACTTAGCTGT